ATCAACATGCAGAACTTGAGCAGCCGAGGTAAGGCTAAGATATTAAAACATAGCATAGTAGCACCAAAAGGACATATGTTGATTGATTGTGACTCTTCTCAAATAGAGGCACGTGTGCTTGCATGGCTCGCAGAACAAGAAGACTTGGTAGAAGCGTTTGCTAACAAAAAAGATGTATACGTCAAGATGGCTTCTAAGATATATGATATAGATGAGGCAGAAGTAACAAAGGAACAAAGGTTTGTTGGTAAGACTACTATCTTAGGGTGTGGGTATGGCATGGGCCATGAAAAATTTAAAGATCAGTTACAAACTTTCGGCACAGATATAGAGTTGTCTGAAGCCAAGCGGATCATACAAGTTTACAGAGAGAAGATATGATGAACAACTGTGCACGTTCTTTTGGTGTAGATAATATAGTAAAGCCTGTACGGATGGTAACCAGATACTCCCTCGACAAAAATTATGGTATCAAGTTACCGTCAGGACTTTGTATGCGGTATTCCGACATGAAAGAAAGTAACGGTGAGTTCTCTTATAAAGGCAAAGCTGGTAGAACAAAAATATATGGTGGTAAAGTAACAGAAAATGTATGTCAAGCTATCGCCCGTTGTATTATAGGAGAGCAGATGTTGAAAATAGCAGAGAGATATAGAGTTGTTCTCACTGTACATGACTCCGTTGTGTGCTGCGTGCCAGAAAATGATCTTGATGATGCTAGACATTATGTAGAGAAATGTATGAGCACTACCCCCGAGTGGGCAGAAGGACTACCAATTACATGCGAGTCAGGTGTAGGTAAATCATATGGACAATGTGGAGGTTAACAATGCCCTATAAAAACCCCAAAGACCGGAAGAAACAACCCTATCCACCAAAAGGCACGAAGGAACACGAAGATAGGATGGAGCGTCAACGTGCTAGACGTGCGATGGATAAGAAAGGTGTAGACCGCAAAGGTAAAGATGTCAGTCACGATAAACCCTTGAAGAAAGGTGGTAAGAACAAGGATGGTATAAAGATGGAAGACAGGTCATCAAATCGCAGAAGGAACTATAAAAAAACTTCAAAAACTCCAAAATAGAGCTTTATAGAGTTTATGGAGTTTAGGTTGTTATATGTTACATGATATTAAATCACTATGAGGATAACTAACTAAATGGTTGATTTCAGTCCTTTGTTAGTAAATAGGTCCTTACATGATACTAAAATACTATGAAGATAACTAACTAAAACGCAACTGCGTTTTTAAGATGATAGCAACTGGCTCTCGCTAGTAAATAGGTTGTTATATGTTACATAATGCTAAAACACCATCACCGTTTGCACATCAAGTCACAACGACAAAGTTTCTAGTGGACAATCGAAAGGCTTTTTGTTTCAACGAACAGGGCACAGGTAAAACTGCTTCTGCGATTTGGGCTTCTGATTATCTAATGAAGAGAGGGATAATAAAACGTGTACTTGTAATATGTCCTCTTTCTATCATGGAGTCAGCTTGGGAAGATGACTTACAAAAATTTGCCCCGCATCGCTCCTCTGACATAGCCTACGGCCCTGTTAAAAAACGAGTAGAAAAAATAAATAATGGTGCTGATTACGTCATAATTAATTATGCAGGTGTGGAGATTGTAAAAGATAATTTGCGGGATTTTAATCTAATTATTGTTGATGAAGCCACACATTATAAAAATGCACAGACAAAACGTTGGAAAACACTTAACGCGCTAGTTGATGATGATACATACGTATGGATGATGACAGGCACCCCCGCCGCACAAAGTCCTCTAGATGCTTTTGGCCTAGCAAAAATAATAAACCCTTGCAGTGTCCCCCGTTATTTCGGACATTTTAGAGATCAAGTGATGATGCAAGTGTCTCAATTTCGTTGGGTTCCTAGACAAGGGGCTACAAAACGAGTTTATAACGTCTTACAACCTGCTATTCGATTTACCAAAGATGAGTGTTTAGATTTACCTTCTATGACTTATGTAAAGAGAGAGGTAGAACTAACGAGCCAACAAAGAAAATACTACAAGCTCCTTAAAGATAATATGACTTTTACAGTTAACGGCAAAGATATAACAGCATCTAACGCGGCGGTAAATATGAACAAGCTACTACAAATATCTTCTGGTGCGGTATATTCTGATGAAGGACACTCTTTAGAATTTGATGTATCTAATAGGTATAAAGTGCTAAAAGAAGTGATAAACGAATCAGCTAAAAAGGTCTTAGTGTTCGTCCCTTTTAAACATACTATTCAAATAGTAGCTGAAAAACTACAGGATGATGGTATATCTACAAATGTTATATCAGGTAACGTTACCGCAAGTAAAAGATCAGAAATATTTAAAAAGTTTCAGACGGAGCCAGATCCTAGAGTATTGGTAATACAACCGCAGTCTGCTGCCCACGGAGTTACTTTGACTGCTGCTAATACAGTAGTATGGTGGGCACCCATAATGTCTTTAGAAACATATGCTCAAGCAAACGCGAGGGTTCACAGGGCCGGACAAGACAACAAATGTACGGTAGTGCAGTTGCAAGGTTCACCCGTAGAAAGACACTTTTGGGTAGCAATAGATAATAAAACTAACATTCACACAGAAATAGTTGAACTTTATAGGAAACTGCTGTAGGATCACTTAATACAGTAAAGGAGAATTTAAGTATGACAAGTGGAGTATTAGTACCAATAGAGGACGTTGCAAAATTCTTTTCGGTCTCTGTGTCTACCATACGGGTTTGGGTACGGCGGGGACTTGTACCAGATAATTGCTACGTAAAGATTGGAAACACCAAAAGATTTAATTTAGAAGCTATGGAAAAAGAGTTTAACCCAGCCAAAGCTAATAAATCGGATGATGCCCCGAAGCCACAGCCCCAAGAGATGATTACGTTTGAGGACATGTAATGATATCTATGGATATGTCAAATGAGGATTACCACGCGCATAAAGCTATTAGTAGCTCTGCCGTTAAGATGGTACATCTAAAATCTTTACTGCACTGGAAGAAGAATGTGTATAAAGAAAACACCGCATTTGACTTAGGCACTGCCGTACATGCACACCTTCTTGAGCCAGAAAATAAGCTGGTGGTATGTGGCCCTGACAATCGGAGAGGTAACGCTTGGACAAAAGCAAAGGAAAAAGCCGATGAGGAAGGTAAGACATTATTGGTAAGGCAAGATTTTGAAACAAGCATAGCTATGGTTGAATCTGTTATGCAAAATGAACTCGCAGTTGATATACTACAAGACCCTTGTGGTATTGCAGAGATGAGTGTGTTTAATAAAGACCCTAATACGGGTCTACAACTTAAAGCACGTCCTGACTTGTTTATAGCAGAAAGGGGTATAGTTCTTGATGTAAAAACAACACGCGATGCAAGCCCCAAAGCAGGGGGTTTTGAAAGACAGTTCTTCAGTTTAGGTTATCACATTCAAGCCGCATTTTATAAGTATGTGCTTGAGTTAGAGGGTTACTTAGTTGAAGACTTTGCATTCTTGGCAGTGGAGAAAGAAGCACCCTACGCTGTCCAGATGCATTATCTGCACCATGAGGTTATAGAGTTTGGTATGCTACAGGTTCGTGATACTCTAGAGCAGATAAAGGATGTGGAGGGCAAAGATATTAACTTTACAGGTTGGCCTTCACGTAATTTAATACTTCTCCCCAAGTGGATGAAAGCGACCGAAAGGATGGATGAAATGTCAGATTATACAATTACCAACGTTGAGGCTCTGTGGCCTCGTATCAATAAACCATATAAGTTCGATAACACTGAAAGAAGATCAGTACCATGTGACCCCTTTGATGACGGTGCGGAATACACCATGCAGTTTCGTATGTCTAGTGCACAAGCTAAAGAGTTATTTAAGCAGATGGTAACCTCTTATAGAGAAGCAAAAGAAGACTCTTGGCCTAACACTTTCTCGATGCCATTTAAGAAAGACGAGGAGGATGGAACTTTTTTAGGTAAGGTTAAGCTAAAAGCAGCTTATGGAAAGGAACAGACTAGATTACCAGCACAATATGATTCTCAGGGCAACAAGTTACCTTCAGATTTTCGACTAACTACAGGCAGTACAGTAAACATTGCTGTAGCTTTTGCACCGTACCACATGCGGGATGCAGGGGTGTCTTTACGATTACGTTCTGTCCAAGTCATTAATTATGAACCAGAAAAAGAAGCTGCAAGTCCTTTTGGAGTTGTAGCTGACGGCTACGTTCACACTACCGATGCAGAGAGAGATGGGTTCACTATTGACAAGGCCCAAACTTCTGAACCTGCGAAGATAACGCCTCTTAAAGTCACCAAGCCAAAGGCCAAAGCTAAAAAAGAGTCTGACGGCATGGATGATATTTTAGAAAACTGGGAGTAATTTTCTCCGATAGACCACGGGTTCTTGCTGAACCTGCATGGGCGCGTTACCCCTCCGCGTGGTCAAAGAGGGGCTTCTATCGGAGGATATATGCAAACCAAAACTTTTTTGGATGTGGTTTTGGGGTGTGAAGGTTGGAGTTGTCTATTTGCTACACGTAAAAAAGATAATAGTAGGGTACAAAAATTCTTTTCTACTACAGATGAACTATTAAAAAATGCTGTAGAACTAGATAAAGAAGATTACGATGTCTACTTTGGGTTAGCTACATATCAAGAGAAAGGTTCAAGAAAAACTAATAATGTAAAAGGTTTACGGTCATTTTTTCTCGATCTTGATTGTGGAACATCGAAAGATTACCCAGACCAATCTTCTGCTCTAAAGGCTTTAAAGTCTTTCTGCATCAGATTAAAACTACCAAAACCCACGCTAGTAAATTCTGGTCGTGGCATACATGTCTATTGGGCACTAGATAAGATGATGTCCTTTGACGAATGGCAACCCCGCGCTGAGAAGTTGAAAATATTGTGTGCGGAACATGGACTTTTAGCAGATCCCGTTGTTACTGCTGATGCTGCTAGAGTGTTACGTGTGCCCTTTACTCGTAACCATAAAGAGTACCCCCCACTACAAACAACTACTTTAGGTATAAGCACCACAGTAAGCCAAGTAGTTTTTGATAGCTGCATTGGTGACATTACAGTACCACCACCTAAACAACTGGCTCCAGCTCGTGACATTAATAAATACTCTCATATGGAGAGTCATTTTAAAGACATTATATTAAAGAGCAGGAACGGCACTGGATGTGGTCAGATAATATTAGCTGTGGATGGCAATAAAGATAATGTCAATGAGCCTATATGGAGAGGTGTGTTGTCTATACTCAAGGCTTGTAAGGATGGAACAAGAGAGAGGGCGCACCTATTATCTAAAGGTCACAGCGGTTACAACGAGTATGAGACTGATAGTAAATGGGATAATTTAGATGCTGAGATGCCCTATACCTGTGTAAGGTTTAATGAAAACAACTTAGGTATATGTGAGTCTTGTAAGCACTGGGGTAAAGTAGGCTCACCAAAAACTTTAGGCAATAGGATGATACGTGCCGATGGCGAAGTTGTGAAGGCTAAGTCTATTAGTATACCTACGAAACCCACTACTACCTACACTATACCTAAATATCCTGACCCGTACTTTAGAGGAGTCAATGGCGGTGTGTTCCTAAATACTTGTAACAAAGAAGGGGACAACGTAGAACTAAGTATATACCACAACGATCTGTATGTAGTAGAGAGAGTAAAAGATGCAGAGGAGGGGGAGTCAATCGTTATGCGGCTCCACCTACCAAAAGACGGGGTGCAGGAATTTACCGTACCTTTAACGGCAGTTACTTCACGTGAAGAGTTTCGTAAAAAAATGTCAGCGCAGGGCGTGGCAATAACTAGGATGGATGATCTTATGCAATATACAACAACGTGGGTCAATGAACTACAAGCAACAGAAGGAGCAAAGATGGCGCATAAACAATTCGGGTGGGTAGGAGAAGAGTGTGAATCTTTTGTGTTGGGTAACCAAGAAATTTTTGTAGATCACATAGAGTTTAATCCTCCATCTACACAGACAGCAGGGTTGATGCCCTTCTTTGAGGCTAGGGGCACCTTTGAGGGTTGGAAAAAAACTATAGATTTTTACAATAAGGAGGGGTTTGAACTACATCAGTATGTGGTAGGCACAGGGTTTGGGTCTGTATTAATGAAATTTATGGGTGAAATTAGTTGTTCTGCTCTACATCTGTATAGTCAAGATTCTGGTGTTGGTAAAACCACTGCTATGTTAGCTGCCTTGTCTATATGGGGTAGACCCTCGGACCTTATGTTGCATGAGAGAGATACGTATAACAGTAAGATGAACCGTGGGGAGATCATGCACAACTTACCTTTATGTATGGACGAGTTAACTAACGCCACAGGTAAGCAACTGTCTGACATAGCGTACCAGTTTACCAGTGGTAAACAACGTATGCGTATGTCTGGTGGTAGCAACATAGAAAGATACAGAGGTGAACCTTGGAACCTATTAGCAGTTACCACGGGTAATACATCCATAGTAGAACTAATAGGTGTGATTAAGGCCTTACCAAAAGCAGAAGCTCAACGCATACTTGAGATTAATGTTAAAAGATTATTTACAAAGTCTGAGACCAAACAAAAAACCGATGAGTTTGCTAGAAACATAGAAGAGAATTGTGGTTGGGCTGGCGTGCGGTATATTCAATATTTACTGGCTAATCTTGAAAACATAAGGCCTCTTTTAGAGGAGATACAAGTAAGGGTAGACAGGGCGGCAGAACTTACATCTGAGAATCGTTTTTGGTCTGCGGGGATAACCGCTACTATCGCAGGGCTTATGTTTGCAAAACGTGCAGGACTAATAAATTACGAAATAAAACCTATATTTAGTTGGATTATTGAGCAAGTAGCTACTAATAAATCAAGAACTAATGCTTTAGAAATGTCACCTGATCAGACTCTTAATGATTATATGAACGAACACTGGAGTAATGTGTTGTGGATTAAAAGCACAGATGATCTACGTTCTAAAGACACTGTTGTCATACCAGATGCTATACCTAAAGGTCGTTTAGTGGCAAGGTATGAGACCGATGTAAAGAAAGCATATCTCTTACCAAAACCTTTGAAAGAATGGTGTGGGAGACAACAGATAGTTTATAGCTCTTTCATTGATGATTTAATGAAGAAAAAAGGGGCTAAACGGGCCAAGGTAAGGATGACTAAAGGGACTCACATACGTCTAGCACCAGCAGATGTAATCATAGTGGACTGCGCTATAGATGCTGAAACTACACGATCTTAACCCCGATGGCGTGCGGATAATTGTTGACTGGGATAGTATAAAAACTGGCATGTCTGTATTTATTCTTTGTGTCAACACAGAAAAAGCAATTAAACAAATAAAAAATATAGTGCAGAGTAAGAGATGGAAAGTAGAAACAAGGGTTGTTATAGAAGACGGTAAATTAGGGGTTCGTATTTGGAGAGTTTTGTAATATAATTTTTTTGTATTATTCTCCCTATTTGACCCCACTTGTGTGGGGTCTTTTTATCTAAATATAGGCTCTATAGGATTCAAAGAATCTCTAATTTGTAACAAGTCTGCTTTTAATTTAGGTGATAAAATAACACCGTTTACCATATTTAAAGTAGATTTTTGATGGGATTTGAACGATCTTTTTATGTAATCTCTGTCAATCGCAAATCTTGGGTGATCCCTGTTAAATTTGTCTATGCGATCATATATATCCTTGGTGGGGTCGTTAAAACGTATTGCTCTATACAAGTCATTTGCTATGTCGGTTCTTCTCTTTTGCACTGCTCTGTCTATACCCTTCATTACCTGACGGGTCTCCATAGTCCTAGTATACTCACCGGGAGCAAAGCCTAAAAATTGAAAACCTAAATTAACAGGGTTAACGTCATCCACGATTGGGTCGCTCCTTCTTGTTAGTATACCTTCGTCAAAATATCTAGCACTCCGTATCACATTACTAAGGCCAGTGGGGGTTAGCCCTTCAAACGCTCTAAAATAATCTCCCCGAGTGCTTGCTTCGGAAAAATCATTAACACCCCTTTTAAATTTACTAGCCACTCCATATGATGGACCCATTAAGTTACCTAATACGGTTTTCTCCCAAGTTTCGTCAAATTTGTATTTATTAGATCCAATTATCATATTAGCTAGGCCAATACGACTAGATACGTCTATTTCTGAACCTAATAAAGCGGTTAGAGCACTTATACCACCTTTGTATATACCTTCTCCGAATGCTATACGAGTTAGAGTTTCAAAGTCTTCATCTTCATCCGACTTCAGTGCGTTATAAGCTCCCGCAGCCATACCAAATGGGGTAAACCCTGCTACTCCTGCTAACAAAAGAACTGCACCTTGTATACCCGCTATTTGTCTCTGAGCCTGTTTCTTAACATAAGGATCTGCATCTTTCAGTGCTTTGAATAAAGTAGCAAATTGAGTAAGGTACATCTGCACCCCGAAGGTGCGGTACATCATCAATGTCTTACCTACGTTTTCTTTAGCTATTGGTGGGGCTGTCGTTATTGAGTTACCACCATTCGTAGCGGTGGTGTCATACAAAGCCTCATCTATGGAATTTATTTTTATAGTATTCGCGTCTAGGTTTTGTTCGCCCTTAGCTTTATTTGGTTTATCTTTTATACGCTGTAATTCTGTAAGATAAGCGTCTCTCCTCCC